CTGGTGACAGTGCGATTGCAGAAGATTTTGTTTATGGTGTTACTGTTGAACAGATCGAACAGTTTACACCAGCCGAATATTACAAAGGCAAAGAGCTTTACAGAGACTTTGATAACATCGGCGATTATTTTCAGCGCATGGTTGTTCGCCCAATCAAGAATATTCTTTTCGGAACAAAGGATAAAGATCCTGAGTTCTATGTAAAAGATGAAGATGATGGCGGTGATGACGATGAGTGAGGCTATGCCGAGAAAGCATTATCGTAACAGAAATGCTGATGATCGTCAGGCAGAGCTGTTCACTCATTTCCCACCGGATACGTTTCTTGGTGATGAAAAAAACGCAGACCATTTTATACAATGGACTACATTTTTCAGGCGAAATTTTCACAGGTTTGCGATGGATTACCTGGGAATTAAACTCTATCTGTATCAGATTATTATTCTGTATCTGATGGGGCTTAATTCTTTTTTTGTAATCATTGCGAGTCGTGCTGATGCCAAGTCATTCATTGTAGCACTTGGCGCATGTATCTATTGTATCCTCTATCCGAACTCTATGGTGGTTATTGCATCGGGGACAAAGAAGCAGGCGAAGCTGCTTGTTTCAGAAAAGATTGAAAAAGAGCTGATGAAAATGTCAGCTCCGCTGCGGAAAGAAATCCGCAAAGTGAAGGATAACCAGAATGAGGTTATCGTCTATTTCAAGAACGGAAGCACCATTACGGTTGTTGCTCCCGGAGATGGCGGACGTGGATATCGTTCGACCGTCCTTGTCCGTGAAGAGTTTCGACAGATCAAGAAAGAGGACGAAGACAGTGTTCTGTCACCTTATCAGATCGTGCGTCCAGTGCCGTACATGAAGGACGAATTCTATGCCAATGTTCCTGAACTTCAGGAAGAACCGCTCGATATTTATATCAGCTCTTCCTGGATTGACAATGGAACGTCATGGCTGTGGTCAACGGTAGACCAGGCTTGCGATGAGATGCTGAAGGGAAAAGATTCCTGTTTGCTTGCGTTCGATGAAGCGATATCAATTCGTCACCGAATCAAGACAATGAGATACTTCCAGCGCGAGAAGAAGAAACAAGACCAGGTTACATGGGATACGGAATTCATGAACTTCCGTATCAAGGAAAATGTTTCTGCGTACTTCACGTATTCAATGCTGGAAGAGAATCAGAAATGTAAGCGTCCCTGGTATCCGAGAACGACAATGGACTTCAAAGCTGGCAGAAAGAATCCATATGATATTCAGAAGCAAAGCGGCGAGATCAGAGTTGTGTCATGCGATATGGCTTTTGTGGAAGGAAAGAAAAACGATAACTCGATCTTTACCTGCTACAGAGCATTGCCTGAGAGTCATCACTATGAACGCAATCAGGTTGACGATGTTGAGATCAGCAAAGGATACCGCAGAATACCGTGTTATATGGAATCTGTTCAGGGCGGCGATACTATTAAGCAGGCAATCAGAATCAGACAACTGTTTGAAGATTTCGATGCTGATTATCTTGTGCTTGATATGAGAAACGGCGGTATTACGGTCTATGACATGCTGGCGAGAGTTATGTATGATGAAGATCGCGGAGTCGAATACTCCCCTCTTCGGTGTATGAATAATGAAGAGATTGCCAATCGTATCTTTGTTGAAGGTGCACGTGAATGTGTCTTCGCTGTTGTCGCATCACAGAAACTGAACAGCGAGATTGCGGTTGACTTCAGAACGATGCTGACCGGAAACAGGATTGATCTGCTGGTCAACTTTGAAAAAGCAAGTGAAGAGATTCTTCCTGGAATCAAGGAATATATTAATTCACCTGATGCGGATACTCAGCTTTTCTATGAGAGACCGTTCCTTGAAACACAGGAGTTTATCAGCGAAACCACAGGACTTGTCTACGAAAAGAAAGCACAGACTGGTGCAATTGTTATCAGTGAGCAAGGATCAAATCGCAAAGACCGTTATACAAGCATGAGTTATGGTTCATATTTCATTTCTCAGCTTGAGCTGGATTTGCTGTCAAATGGCAGCGAGAATGATTTTGTAACATTCATCAATTAGGAAGGAGGGCGTGAATGCCAACGAACAACAAACCAAAAACCGGGAATAAACGTCCCTCTAATAACAACAAGAAAGAACCGTCTTATGAATTTTCTTCTTACTATAATCGTACTACTTATAGTTCTCTGTGCTTTGGACTGAATCTGCTGGACTATTATAAACCGGAAGAACTGATTAAACTTGTGCAAGATCCGATGACCTACAATGAGGAACTGCGCAAGCTGTCTCTGCTTCTGTATGGCACCAACGGTTCTTATACCAACACGGTGGACTATATGTGTGCGCTGCCTACTTTGGATTATGTAATTGTTCCGTATGGGAAGAGCAAAACAAAGAAGAAACAGAATAAGGATTTAATGGAATCCACATTGCGTACTATTCGGCATAAGGAAATTGTGCGCGATATTCTTTTCAAACTGATGATTGAGGGAGCTGCGTACTATTACTTTGATACGACAGAGCGTCCGCTTTCCAGGCAGAAGTATCTGACAGATATCGATGTTGAAGAGATCGTAGAAATCAACGACATCGGAATGAACGCATACTGTCATGCGCTTCCGGCAGATTACACCAAAATTGTAGGCATGAAGAACAATTCATACGTTCTTGCATTTAATCTTGATTATTTCTCTCATCGGCTTGAGAACGCAGATCAGGCCGTAAAGAAATGGCCGAAAGAAATCCGTGATGCGTGGAACGCAAAGAACAATGGAGCGCAGACGAACGCAAAGAACTGGGTAGTTTTGGACAACAATAAAACCATTGCTGTGAAAGTGCGTTCCAAACGCGAAGAGCGTTACGGAAGACCGATGATTCTCGCGGCGATCAGAGATATTCTTTACAAAGATTATTTCACAGATACAAAGCGTGGAATCCTGGATGACCTTAACAATCGTGTGATCTATGAGACATTCCCTGAAGGTCAGGTGAAAGGCCGCAGCTCTCTGACTGAGAAGCAGCAGAAGCAGCAGCACGATACCATTAAGGAAGCCATTTTTAAGAAGAATACGAAGGGCGGAACAAACTTCTTCTCTGTTGCCGCAGGGACGAAGATTGATTCACTGGATACGCAGAATACAGATCTGTTCGATGAAAAGAATGAAAACAATATCAATGATAATGTCGCTCTCGATCTTGGTATTGCTTCCGCTCTGTTGAACGGTGTTGGTTCTGGTACATATGCGGCACAGCTTCTAAACATCAAGCTGGTTGCTTCAGAGATTTTTCAGTGGATTGAACAGATCACGGAAGAGCTGAATAAGGTTATTAACAAAAACGTTATTCAGGATGGGAAATACCGTTGCGAAGTTCATTATCTGCCTATTACGCATGTCACGAAGGATGATGTTGTCAAGTACGCCAAAGACATTTACACCCAGGGTAAAGGCAGTCTGGCGTTCTGGGCAGCTGCATGCGGTTTGCCGACAGAAGTTTTCATCACGATGCTTGATTATGAGCTTGAAGAGGACTGGGAAAACAAATACCCGGTTCACAAAACGAGCTTTACGCAGTCGCCTGATGATGACGATAATGGCAGACCGATTGAAGATAATCCTACGGAAAAGACGATGCAATCACGGGCGAACAACGGCAATGATATGCCGTCACCGTCCGATTAATAGCTGCCAGATCATATGATCTGTGGCTGTCTGTCGCATGACAGACTTTCTATCATAGTTCCTCCTATATCACTATAGGAGGACTTTTTATACACATTTTGATGCAGAAAGGTGGTGTATTGGTGAAGAAATTTGAGTTATCCAGTCAGCAGAACAAAGATGGAATGAGAGATATCCGAATTGTATTGCATGAGATTTATCCGGAATCTACTTTCTCCGCAGACGGAACAGGCAGTCAGACGAACACGAACGGAATTGCTTGGCGTGAAAAGTGGACAAAAGCGAATAAGGATACGATTGCAGACAAGAGTATCCGCGTTGAATTCCTGGATGAAGAGCGTACTGAGATATGGGGACATGGCGCAACAGATTTTGGTGCTGACAATATCCCGCATTTTGAGAATGCAACCGTAATTGGTCATTTCAAAAATGCAGAGATAGAAGATGTCGTTCTCGCAGATGGCGAGGTTCATCGTTGTCTTGTTGGTTATGGGGTACTCGATGCGATGTGTTATCCGAAGCTCATAGAAGAGTTTGAGTCTGAGTTCGAAAACGGAACTCCGATCTATGGAAGCGTTGAAATTCTGAAGGACGCAGATCATGAAACCATCATCTATGAAAATGGATACCATCTTGAGTCACGTACACCGCAGTTCTATACCTACAGCGGCTACGCAATTCTTGCTGTGAAACCAGCAGACAATGCCGCAGTGTTATTGGAAATCAATGAGAACAGGGAGGAAAGTCCTATGACTGCTGAAGAGATGAAGGCTCTGGCGGAACAGATTGTCTCCGAGATGAATAACGCGGAAGCGACAATTGAGCAGGTTCGTGCTGAGTGCGCACAGCAGATTGCTGAAGCTAACGAGGCAAAAGAAGCTGCGATCAGCGAGAAGAATGAACTCGTTGCAAGTTCTGAG